CGCCTTGGCTCAACTGTTATCGTCACCGCCAACACCGAACAACAGCTACGCTCAAGAACATGGGCGGAACTCGGTAAGTGGCTCACACTCTCCATACATTCTCATTGGTTTCAAAAGACAGCGACAACCATCAAACCCGCAGCCTGGTTTGAAGAAGCACTTGTTAGAGACTTAAAAATAGACACAGGCTACTACTACGCACAAGCGCAGCTCTGGTCAGAAGAAAACCCAGATGCCTTCGCTGGTATTCACTCCAGCTACGGTGTGTGCCTTATTATGGATGAGGCTTCAGGTATACCCGCACCCATCTACTCTGTGTCAGAAGGTTTCTTCTCAGAGCCTACCCCCAATCGTTTCTGGTTTACCTTCTCCAACCCCAGAAGAAATTCAGGGCCTTTCTACGACAGCTTCCACTCCAAACGTGCCTTTTGGAAGTCGGATCAGATAGACTCTCGTGACGTAGAAGGAACAGACAAAGCACTCTTTCAGAAAATGATAGAACAGTATGGAGAAGACTCTACTGTATCTAGGGTAGAAGTCATGGGTCAGTTTCCAAAGGCAGATGACGATACTGTTATCCCTATGGACTTAATTAATTCTGCGATAGACAGAGACGTAACACTTGCAGCGAGCGAACCGATTCTATGGGGTCTTGACGTTGCCAGATTCGGTGGCGACAACTCTGCGCTTTGTGTAAGACAAGGAAATACAGTTTTAGAAATAACCACATTTAATTCTATGGACTTGATGCAGTTGTGCGGTGCAATAAAAAATCGTTATGACGACTCAACGGTTATGGAACGACCACAAGAAATATTGGTTGACGTAATTGGTTTGGGTAGTGGAGTCGTAGATAGATTAGCTGAACAGAATTTACCTGTGCGTGGTGTGAATGTAGCCGAAGCACCGAGCACAAAAAAGAATTATTTAAACCTACGAGCAGAGCTTTGGTTTGCAATAAAGGATTGGTTGGCGCAGCGTGATTGCCGACTTCCTAATAATGACGAGCTTGCTTCGGAACTCGCTGCGCCTCAATACAAATATACATCATCTGGAAAAATTAAAATAGAAAGTAAAGACGAAATGCGTAAAAGAGGTATAAAATCTCCAGACAAGGCAGACGCATTAGCTTTGACGATGGCAAGTTCGGCTGCATCCTTTGGTGGCAGTCAAGCGTTTATGGGTTATAATTTCAAAAAACCCTTGAAGTCAAGAATATTTAGAGTGGGATAATTTATGGCAAATAAAAAAGCAAAGCAGATCGAAGCAGAAATTGAAATGCAACTGAACGAAGATACGGACTTAATGAATCTTGAAGGAGTCATTAAATCAGAGATGGATGACGCTCGTGATTTCATCTACCAAGTCGGAGAAGAAAGAGCAGAGTCTACAGAATACTACCTTGGCAATGAGCCAGAATCGACAAGCACATTACAGTCTGAGTTTATCTCTACTGATGTTAGAGACACCATACTGTTTATGTTACCGTCTATCATGCGTACTTTCTTTGGTACTAAGAAGGTGGTTGAATTCATCCCTAAAGGGCCTGAAGACATACAGCTTGCCGAACAGCAAACAGATTACATTAACCATGTTATCCAACAAAAGAACAATGGGTTTAAAGTATTGTACGATGCGTTTAAAGATGCACTCGTTAGAAAGACAGGGTTTGTCAAAGTGTTTTGGGATGACTCACTTGATGCAACTACGCACGAGTATTCCAACTTAGACCCTCAGTCTTACCAAGCTTTAGTGCTTGACCCTGATGTAGAGATTATCGAAGAAGAGATTACTAAAGAAACAATTACAACACTTGACCCGCTAACACAGGAAGAAGTTACACAAGAACTGCCTGTCAGTTACGACCTCACCATTAGAAGAGTCAAAGAAAGAGATCAAGTGTGTATGGAGTCTGTACCACCAGAAGAGATACTTATATCCAGACACGCTAAAGATTTAAACAGCGCATCTTATGTTGCACACCGTATGGTTAAATCGGTATCTGATTTAATCGCTATGGGTTACGACCCTGAAGAGATTGAACAACACGCGGGTTATGGCGGTAGTGCAGTTGACCCAGAGGCTTATGAAGAAGTGCAAGCGCGTAATCCTTTCGACAACATGGTTTATCCCGACAGGAATGATGCGGGTGGCAAAGACGTTTTATACATAGAACACTATTTATTCTACGACTTTGATGGCGATGGTATAGACGAAAGAATTAGAGTCTGTACTGCGGGTGATGGTATTCACGTTCTAAACGTAGAAGCGTGGGACGATCTACCGATTGTCATGTTCTGCCCTGATCCTGAACCACATACAGCGATTGGTTCATGTCCAGCAGATTACTTAAAACCGATTCAAGCAGCGAAGTCTCAGATTATGAGAGACACGCTAGACTCACTAGGACATTCTATTTTCCCTCGTATGGCTGTTGTCGAGGGTCAGGTCAATATTGATGATGTATTGAATACTGATATTGGACAGCCGATTAGAGTGCGTGCTCCTGGTATGGTACAACCTTTCAGCGTACCGTTTGTTGGCAAGGAAGCGTTTCCTGTACTGGGCTATCTCGATGAATCCAAAGAGAATCGTACAGGGGTGTCTAAAGCATCAGCTGGATTAAACGCTGACGCTCTTCAATCAAGCACCAAAGCAGCGGTGTCCGCTACTATGTCAGGAGCACAAGGACGTATTGAACTTATTTGTAGGCATTTTGCCGAAGGTGGTATGAAAGACCTCTTCGGATTAGTCAACAATCTAGTCATCAAACACCAAAGTGCTCAAGATATGTTTAGATTGAATGGTAAATTTGTACCCGTTGACCCTAGATATTGGGACAACAACAAAGATATCATTGTTAATGTAGCAATTAGCAAGACTTCAGACGAAGAAAAGTTTGCTATATTGTCTCAATTATCCACAAAACAAGAGCAAATACTGACTCAGTTAGGCCCTCAGAACCCTCTTGTTTCTTTACAGCAATATTCTAATACGTTGAGCAGAATGATCGAAATGGCTGGATTTAAAGACCCAGAATCGTTTATCAACACCGAAGTTCCGCCAATGCCACCCCCTTCACAAGAGCCACCGAAGCCAGATGCAGCTGAAATGTTAGCGCAAGCTGAAGCTATGAAGGCACAAGTCAGTGCTCAGAAGGCTATGATAGACGCGGAAACAGATCGTATGAAGATTATTATGGATGACGATAGAAGTCGTGACATAGAAGAAGCACAAATACGATTAAAGGCAGCAGAGTTGTTGGCAAAATATGGAGCACAAGTTAATATTGCAGAGATTAATTCTATTATGGAAAGAGATAGAGAATCGATGAGGCAAAATGCAAAACAACAAGCTCAAGGACTATTTACTAGCAATGCGCCCCAACAAAATTTATGATATTGAGGTCTTAGAAGGCGACATGGTGTTCATAGGCAAAGAAGTATTTGCCAAGAGTGAACGACAAGCTTTTGAGATGATGATATTAATGTTTGGTGGTGAGATAAACGAAGATTCAGAAGTGATTCTTTGTGAAGAAAGAACGGTGCATTAATGGCTAAAGCAATACGAAAAACAACAGGCAGCGGAGGTAACTACCGATCTACTAAGTCTGGTGCTGGTATGACTCAAAAGGGAGTCAATGCTTACAACAGAGCTAACCCTGGTTCTAAATTACAAACAGCTGTAACGGGTAAAGTAAAACCTGGTAGTAAAGCAGCTAATAGAAGAAAGTCTTACTGTGCTAGATCACTCGGACAACTTAAACGTAGTTCTGCTAAAACTAAAAATGATCCTAACTCTAGGATAAGACAAGCTCGCCGAAGGTGGAAGTGTTAGAAAAACCCAAGTATAATCTTTTAATGGATATATTAATCGCACTCGTAGTTTTAGTTGTAATAGCTGGCTACTACGTTAAAAAGAAAAAGCCTGAAATCTACAACAAAGTTAAAGAATTATTAAAGCTTAAAAAATAAAATGCCAAAGAAAGGACTATACGCAAACATACACGCGAAACGTAAAAGAATAAAAAAAGGTTCAGGCGAAACAATGAGAAGAGCTGGAGCGAAAGGTGCTCCTACTGCTAAAGCCTTTAAAAAGGCAGCTAAGACCGCAAAGAAAAAATAATGTCTAAAAAAAAGACAACAGCAGAAGACAAGCGTAAACAAACCGCTGCCTTTTGGAAGTTTATTTTAGATCAAAGGAAAGTTAATAATAAGGAAGAACCATGCCAAAAGTAGGTAAACAAAAATATTCTTACACAGCTAAAGGAATGGCTAAAGCCAAGGCAGCTGCTAAAAAGAAAGGTGTTAAAGTTAAATACACCAAAAAGAAAAAGTAATGAAAAAGGTTTTGGTATTAGGGGTTTTACTATCTCCCTTTTTTGCTATTGCAGACCAGACAGGTGATTGTACTGCTGGTGAACAGTATTGTGAACAAAACAGTTTAGACACAACAAACACTACTACTACAAACAATACCAATACAAACACTAATACAAACACAAACACAAACACGAATACCAATACGAATACGTCAACTTCTACTGCGACTAATACCAACACCAATACGAACACAAATACGAATACGTCAAACAACACTAACGTAAATACAAGTACCGCTACGTCAACTGCAACAAACAATAACAGTAACACTAATGTTAATACCTCAACGTCAACAGTTAGTTCAGACGTTAATCAGGATATAAACAACAATACAGTTTCAAACAATACGAATACCAATACTAATACTTCGACATCAACGACAAACAATACAAACACTAATGTTAATAAGTCGGAGTCTGAATCTACGGTATCTACAAGCAATGTTAATCAGAACAATAACAACTCAACCTCTGATAACACCAACAGAAATATTAATGAATCAAATACCACTCAGACTGTAAATCAAAATGTTAAAACAAATGCTCCTCCTTCTTCTGCTATTGCTCCTAGTATTATGTCTTACTCACAAGACCTATGTACCACAGGAGTATCAGGTGCATTTCAAGGACAAGTTTTTGGTTTATCAGGCGGTAAAGCAGTTAGAGATGAAAACTGTGAAAGATTAAAACTATCTAAATACCTATACGACACAGGTATGAAAGTAGCTTCTGTAGCTATACTTTGCCAAGACACAAGAGTTTTTCAAGCTATGGAAATGGCTGGAACACCCTGTCCGTATAAAGGCCAAGTTGGAAAGAAAGCTGCTTTAGCTTGGTCTGAAAATAAATTAGACAGACCTGATTATAAAGAGTTGAAAGACAAATACATTAGTAAATGTAAAACAACTCGTAACTCAAAAGGTAAAAAGAAATCAGGAAGAACTTGTGCTAAAGAATTTATGGTTGGTTAGTTGTTTATTAGTATTTAACAATCTACAAGCAAACTACATTTACGAATCTAATCAAAGTCTTATTGATTTAACCAATCAGACTAATACAGTTAATTTAAACTCTGGCGATGATTCGTTGTCTCCAGCCTTTGATTTAGACTTTACCTTTACCTTCTACGAAAACGATTATACCTCTGCTCGTATGGCAACCAATGGTTGTTTACACTTTGGTCTAGGTACAGGAAATATTAATTACAATAACTATTGTGGTGATTACACACCCGATCCTTTACCTCAATACGACAACACCTTATATCCTTTCTGGACTGATTTAGTGCAAGACAACAACTCTAGTATGCTTGCTAAAAACTTTTCAGACAAAGCTGTGTTTGGTTGGTATGACATGAGGGAATACTATAGAGATTCTGATAATAGCTTTGAAGTCATACTGTGGACTAATAATACTTATGAATTTAGATACGGTAATTTAGATGTTATTCAGCACGATGTATTAATAGCAGAACAAGGCAGCTCTTCCCAACTTTATACTTATTATTTTCACGATGAATGTAATACTGGATCAACCAATACCGCTACTTGCTATAACTATGATTGGAATGATTCAGATAAAAATCAAAACCTAGAAAGTGGTGGTTCTTTGTATAGCGAAGGATATATTGATTGTAGTGACCCTTTAAACAATTCTAGTTGTAATGGATATGCAGCAGCTTATTTAAACCAACAATGCGATATTGACCAACTATATAGCGAAACCTGTCCTTCTTATTGGGAAGCTTATGACGACTTACAATGCGACATTGATCCACAGTACGCACCTTTCTGTGCTGGTTATCAACAAGAAGCTTCAGTTGCTTATTACGTTGAACAAGATTTTGATTATGGTTATGAAGAAGATTTTAGTTATGAAGAACCACAAGAAGAAATTATTATTTTTGATTATGAAGAAGTATTTATAGAATTTATACCACAAGAAGTTTATGTAGAAGAAGTAAATGTATTACCAGAAATAAATACCATTGAAGAAACAATTACAGAGCCTTTTCAAGAGCCAGTTGTTATGTTGACTTACAATGATTTTACACCTGAAACATCTGTTGTTAATCCAGTAGAAGAACTTATACAACTATATGAATTTGAAACCATTATTAGAGAAGAGTTAGAGCAAGAGGTTCAAACAGAATCTATTGAAGTTATAGAAACAATAGAAGAGATTGAAGAAGTAATAGAAATTGTAGAAAACGATGAAGAGATTATTGAAGAGATTGAAGAAGAAATAGAAGAGTTAGTTGCAGAAGAAACATCTACTAAAGGCGGAATAACTTCTACCATGTTAAGCGTAGTAAGAAACACAATAAGTGTTGCCTCTGCTAGTTCTAGTAATACCTCTACAGCTAATAGCACAAACAATACAAACAACAATACAGCTTCATCTTCATCTGGAATTAGTACCAGTAACTCACCTAGTATGTCCGATCAGATAACATCAGCCAATGCACAAAACAACATGGTATTGTCTTTAAATACAAACACAGATGATGTGGGTGGTAGTCAAACACAAAGCGTGTCTACAATTATTACACCACTAGCTACACTAGATTCTAGTCCACAAGTAGTTATGGCAGAAGTACAAGTACAGAATATGCAAGGTGAAATTAGTACAGCGGTATCGGGTGTAATGACACAAAGCGAAGCAGATCAAATAGCCGATCAAATCATTGCTAACAACATCAAAGAACAACAAGAAGAATTGCAAGAAGAATCACAAGAAACAGGTGAGTATGCCGATCAATCAACCCTGGTTGCTTATCTAGGTTATGTTCCAGCTTTTGAAGTTTACAAAGGTTATGAAATGCCTAAACAAGATAACTGGTATACACCTAGAGACATTTATGCTGATGCAGTTATCAATGATAATAATGAAGCCTTTTATGGATTGTCTTCAGCAAGTTTGAATACATTAGGTGAAATGATAGAATTACAACCTAATCTTTAGGAGTTTTTATGGATTGGTTTGAAAATAAAACAACACAGTTAATAGCTTTAGTTTCTATTGTAGGAACTTTAGCTGGTTTTGGTTATACGGGTGCAACTTATGTTAATCGTTTAGAAAACTTAGAAGCTGAGATTGTAGGCATAGATGATACAGAAAATGCACAACAAGCTATAGAAGAAAGGTTTGTAGCAATAGAAACATCTGTTGAATATATAAATAAAAGCATTGATGAAGGTATCAATCCTTCACTAAAAACAATAGCTGAAGCATCTAATGAAACCAGTAAAGACGTAACGACACTACAAACAGAAATACAGTATTTACAAAATGATGTTAATGCTCTCAAGTCTGATAATAAAAATCCATTAGCGGAGTAATTTATGAAAGCACTACTTAAAAATTTAGTTGGATCAGTAGCTCCAACACTAGGTACAGCATTGGGTGGGCCTATGGGTGGTATGGCTGCAAATATGATTGCAGATGTATTGGGTTGTAAGAACGAACCCAAAGAAATACAAAAAGCCATAAACAATGCTACACCAGAACAAATGCTTCAACTAAAGAAAGCTGAAGCTGACTTTGAAGTCAAAATGAAAGAGTTAGAAGTAGATGTATTTAAACTAGAAGTACAAGATACTCAAGATGCTAGAAAAACTTTCTCTAAAGATTGGACAGCTAGAATTATAGGAATTGCTACACTAGGCGGATTTCTAGGCTATATCTTTCTTATCACCATTCAGCCCCCCGAACAGAACTCAGAGGCATTAGTCAATCTGGTTCTCGGTTACTTAGGTGGTTTAGCTTCCGCAATTATTAGTTTCTACTTTGGTGCTTCTAATACATCAAATAAGGATGACTAATAAGAACGGTAGATGGAACTGGTACGGAGAAAACGAAGAAACAATGCAAATATCTGAAGAGGGCACATCTTTAATCAAGTCTTACGAAGGTTGTCGTTTAGAAGCCTATCAAGATTCTGTAGACGTTTGGACTATAGGGTATGGTCATACTAAAGATGTAAAAGAAGGCGATAAGATTAATCAAGAAGAAGCTGAGTATATGTTACAAGAAGAAATGATTGAGTATGAAGGCTATATTAATGATCTTGTAGAAGTGCCATTAGAACAATGTCAATTTGATGCTTTGGTATGTTGGGTATATAACTTAGGCCCTACAAACCTTAAGAAATCTACGTTACTTAAAGTTCTAAATGAAGAAGACTATAACGGTGTTCCAGAGCAAATAAAAAGATGGAACAAAGCTGGCGGTGTTATTTTAGGTGGCTTGGTTAAACGCAGAGAAGCAGAAGCAAATTTGTTTCAAGGGAAAGAGTGGGATAAACTGAGCTAATCATGGATGGAATGTTGTTTTGGAACATAATAATTAGTTTGGTATTTGCACCAATCTTTTATACGCTTAAGACTCACGCTTCAGAACTACAAAGACAAAACATTTTGATTAACAGAACACGAGAAGAAGTAGCTAGAGAGTATCTAACAAGAAATGAACACACCATTGAGTTTCAACGATTAATAGATAAAATAGATAAACTTGATGCTAAAATAGATAAACTAATAACGAATTAATATGGCAGAACCAACATACGATCCATACGCATACAGCGATATAGGCAAAAGGGCATTAGGCGGAGAATATATAGACTCTATGAATTTCTTTTGGTTTGATCCTGTAACTGGAGAAGAAGGACAAACTACAGAAGGATGGAGTCGTGTTCCTGATTCTGCAAAGCCATATACTTATTTAGAGCCAAGCTCAAGAAACCAAGCTAGAAATACTTTCTATGAAAGTGGTGCTGCTTTTGGTGGGGCTGGCGGATTAGGTGGAGTAGGCGGAGCGGGCGGTGGTTTACTAAGCGGTCAAGCCTATGCACAACAAATAGCGGGTGGTATGCCCTTTGAACAAGTAGTAGCACCTGGTATGAGTTTCTCTCCAGATCAACCTATGGGTTATCTTGCAGAAGGAGCTACACCTTTCCAACCTAGGCCTGTTGTTGGTCAACCAGTACCAGAACCACCAACTTTCTTTCCAAGCGTGCAAGACCCTTCTGTTGGAATGACAGGAGCAGAATTAGGTTTGCCAATGGGAGCGGGAACACCAATGCCAGCTGGAACTACATTTGAAGGTGAACCAATAAGGATGCCAGCACCATCGGTTATGGGAAGTCCATTGCCTTTAAACATAGATATAGATGAACTATTAAAAGATATTGATGTAGAACAAGCTATAGAAAACTTGCCTACACCAGTAGCAACACCACAACCAGTAGCAGCTCCAGTAGTTTCTACACCCATAACACCTCCTGTGTTGCCTGAGATTATTCAAGAAAGACAACCTGTTTTGCCTTCTATGCCTATAGTGCCTCCTGTAATGGAAGCACCTACACCAATGGTTGATTTGCCAATGAACTTAGGTTTGCCTATGCTTGAAAACCTAGTTCCAGCTCAAATACCAGAAATACCTTTTCAGTTACCACAGATACCACAAACACTTTCAATACCGACATTACCTATGGTTAATCCTCCTGTAATGCAACAACCTATGGTTAATTTAGGAATGAGTCCTACTAACCCAGTTTTAAGTATTGATAATATTGTTTCACCCATAAGACAGGGAAGTCCAAGAGCACTACTAGGAACACTCTAATGCCTACACACGAAGAAGTTGTTAAAGCAGCTGAAGCTGAAAGAATACTTGAATCAGACGTTTTTCAAGAAGCACTACAAAACCTTAAAAGCGAATATATGCAAGCATGGATTAATTCCAGAAAGCCTGAAGATATTCAGGCTAGAGAAGGTTTACACAAGTCTATATTGTTAATACCAGAAGTAGAAAAGCATCTGCGTATCATTGCAGAAAAAGGTAAGCTAACCAGAGCTAATATAAATAAAGTCCGTAACATCGGTTAAGACTTTCCTTTTTCCCAAAAATTCATATAAAATACTTATAAATACATATAAGGAGTATTTATATATGAGCAACAACGGAAAACCGACTGCCCTACAAACAGACTTAGAGAACACTACTTTCGCTTTTGAAAGTTTCTTAACTCCTGAAGAGGAAAAAGTTGTAGAGACAGAACAAACAGAAGTAGATGTCATTGAGGAAGAAGAACTTCCTGAAGCAGCTGAACTTGAATTAGAAGAAGCTGAAGAAGAAGACTTTGAATACGATGACGAAATTGATGACGAAGAACAATTAGAGGTTGAAGAAGAACAAGAGCAACCCGCTTTATATACCATCCGAGTTGATGGACAAGAAGTAGAGGTCACGCTTGAGGAACTCCAAAACGGATATTCGCGTCAGCAAGATTACACTCGCAAAACTCAAGAGCTGTCTCAACAAAGAAAAACTATTGAGCAACAGCAGAGGGAGTTAGCGGAAAGAGATGCTATTTATGCACAGCTGTTACCGAAGATGGAAGCCCAAATATCGGGCGAATTAGGCAACGAGCCAGATTGGAACCAGTTGTATGAAGATGATCCCGTAGGTTATGTTCGTGAAAAGCAACTCTGGGATGATAGAAAAGAGAAATTAGCTGCTGCTCAAGCTGAACAGCAAAGGCTTCAACAAGAAGCGTTTACTCAACAGCAACAGCAATATGCACAGATGGTGCAAGAAGGACAGCAAAGACTTTTGGAAATCGTACCAGAATGGCAAAATCCTGAGACAGCGCAACAGGAAAAGCTAGCGATTCGTGAATATGGCATTAACGTCTTGGGGTATTCACCTCAAGAGATGGATTCTGTATACGACTACCGAGCATTACTTGGTTTAAGAAATGCATGGCTTAACAGTAAAACTGTTGAGGCTGTAAGGAAGAAACCAACGCAGAAAGCGAAAGCTCGTGTTGCAAGACCTGGTACAACGAACCGACCAAAATCAGTAGCCCCTGTGAAAAAAGCAAAACAGGTTTTAGCAAAATCTGGCAAAGTCCAAGATGCTGCTAAAGTTTTTGAACAAATATTAAAGTAATTTAAAGGAATATATTATGGCTAAAGTAACTAATGCTTTTGACACATATACGGCCACAGCTGATAGAGAAGATTTAAGTAATATCATTTACAACATCTCTCCAATGCAAACTCCGTTTATGTCCTCAATCGGAACAAGAAACGTTAAAAACGTAGTTTTTGATTGGCAAACTGAATCATTACCAACTCCTAGTGGAACTGGTCAACTTGAAGGTTTTGAACTTTCAAGAGCTGCCTCTACCGCTACTGCAAGAGTTAGTAATGTATGTCAAATCTCATACAGAGATGCAACTGTAACAGGATCGCAAGATGCTTCAGATGCAGCTGGTAAGAGATCAGAAATGGCACACCAACTAGCTATCATGGCTAAAGCACTAAAAAGAGATATGGAAGAAGCTCTATGTCAAAAAGGTGCTAAAACAACTGGTGACGCTACTACTGGAAGACAAACTGGTGGTTTCGAATCTTGGATCACAACTAATGATTCAAGAGGAACTAATGGTGCGTCTACAGGTGGCGGAGCTGCTCCAACAGACGGTACTCAAAGAGCACTTACAGAAACACTTCTGAAAGACGTTCTTGAGTTAATGTTTGCTAGTGGTGCAGAGCCAAATCTTGCTATTTGTGGCCCTCACAACAAGCAAGTAATTTCTGGTTTCACAGGAAGATCGCAAGCTAGACAAATGGTTGATGCTAATACTGTAGAAGCTTCAGTATCTATCTATTCATCTGACTTTGGTGAACTAAAAATAGTTCCATCAAACAGATCAAGAGAAAGATCACTTCTATTAGTTGATCCTGAATTTGCTAAAGTTTCTTACCTAAGAAGCTTCGATACTATCGACATAGCAACAATAGGTGATGCTGAAACTAAGATGATCGTAGTTGAGTATGGACTAGAAGTGAGCAACGAAGCTGCTCATGGTGTAGTTGCAGACTTAAGCGTATCTTAAGAGCTTAAATGAAAGGGGCTAGAACTTTGGTTTTAGCCCCTTTTTTTTATGAATAGTGTTAAAATTTAATAGTTATGGCTAAAAGAACTTTAATTGACAGTAAGATTAACTACTCACATGAATTTGCAACCGAAGATGATAAGGTTGTTTATCACACCAAACAAAATGTCGCACCTGTAATACAGCATTGCAAAACATTAGCAGAACATAAACCAGGTAAAGATTTTCGTCATGTCGCAGAAGTGCCTATGGTAATATACCAAAAGGCTTTACGAGAAGGTTGGGCAAAAGATGACAAGAAATGGAAACGATGGCTCAACGATCCAGACAACAAATTATTTAGAACATGGGGCGGTAAGGTATGACGTATGCTGAATTAAAAACAAATATAGCAAGTTATCTAAACAGATCAGACTTAACATCTGATATAGATATGTTTATTGATAACACAGAAGGCGAACTTAATCGTAGGCTAAGAACTAAAGATATGATTAAAAGAGCAACTGCTACTGCTGACTCACAATATTTATCTGTACCATCTGATTGGATGGAAGCTATAAACGTAGAAATAACATCTAATAACTTTAGACCTTTATTTCAACAATCTATTGAATCACTAGATATTTATAGACAATCAAACAATAACGTAGCTGGACAACCAATCTATTTTGCTTTGGTTGATGATTCTATTGAACTTGCCCCTACTCCAGACACTAGTTATACATTACAATTAACATACTATGGATCGATTGATGCACTCAGCGATTCTAATACAACGAACTTTGTGTCTACAGGACACCCAGACGTTTATTTATATGGAGCTTTAAAACACGCATCAATCTTTTTAATGGAAGATGAGCGAGTGCCATTGTTTACTGCTCAGTTTGAAAAAGCATTAGAAGAAATGCGACTTGAACAAGAAAGAGCTGAGTTTGGTAAAGGTTCTCTGTTACAGAGAAGAAGAACTTATGGCAAAGCTAGGAAAAACATTTATTATTGGAATAATAATTAGGAGTTATTATGGCTGGATTTAGTGATTATTTAGAAGACAAAGTATTAGACCATGTATTTGGTGGCAATGCTTACACAGCACCAGGAACACATTATGTTGCTTTGTATACAGTAGCACCTACCGATACTGGTGGTGGTACTGAAGTAAGTGGTGGTTCATACGCAAGACAAACCTCTACTTTTAATGTATCTGGTACTGACCCAACAACTGCAACAAACGCTGCTGCTGTTGAATACCCTACAGCTACAGCTGATTATGGAACTGTAGTTGCGGTTGGTATTATGGATGCTCTTACAAGCGGTAACTTACTTGCATACGCAAACTTGACTGCTTCTAAGACTGTATCTTCTGGAGACGTATTCAGATTTGACGCTGGCGATTTAGATATTACGTTAGCATAACACCATGGCCTCAATAGGCTACGGTCAATATACATACGGGAAGGCTGATTACGGTACTCCCGTTTATCACTTTGGCGCAGCTGCAATAGCACAAACATCTTCAGCAACCGCTGTAGGTCGTTTTGTTATTACGGGTGCTGCTACACCAGCTGGCACTTCAGGATTCACCGCAACAGGTAGATTCGTCATTACAGGCGCATCTACAATCGCTGCAACTTCAGGACTTACCGCAGATAGCTCACTCATACTTGATGGTGTAGCTACGATTGCTGCTACCAGTAGCATGGCTGCTATTGGTACACAAATAGACTTAGGAGCTTCCACAATATCGGCAAGCTCTAGCATGACAGCTACAGGACATCAAATAGATCGTGGTGTAGTGTTAGGCCCAGCTATTTCCAACATGACTGCTACAGGTAGATTTACTGTATCTGGTGCAGCTATAAGTGCTGGAGTATCAGGATTGACTGCGGTTGGACATCAAATAGACAGAGGTTCTTCTGCAATAGCACAAAGCAGTAGTTTTTCTGCTATTGGTGGGCTAAAATGGTCTGAGCAAACAGTTCAGGCTGATACTTGGACAGATCAGACGGTTACGACAGAATGGACTAACCAATCTAATCCTTCTACAACTTGGACTAAATTAAGCAAAGACGAAGCAGCTTAAAGGAAAAGAATTATGGCAGATACATTTACTACTAATTTAAACTTAACTAAACCAGAAGTCGGAGCATCGACAGATACCTGGGGAACTAAAATAAATGCCGACCTAGATGCGGTTGACGCAATATTTAGCGGTACTGGTACATCGGTAGCAATCAACTTAGATGGAGCTGTTATTGACAGTTCTGTTATTGGTGGCACTACTGCTGCTGCTGGATCGTTTACTACATTAACTGCAACTACTTTTACATCAGCAGGTATAGACGATAATGCAAATGCAACAGCTATAACTATTGATAGTTCTGAGAATGTAGGGATAAGGACTGGTAGTCCTAACGCAGTATTAGAAACTGATCCAGAGTCAGGAAATTTTAATTCTACTTACAACAATTATGATGGTGTTGGTCTTTTTATTAGAGGAAATGGAACATCAGGCAATGGTAATTATGGCCCTGCTTTAGCTTTTGGTAGTGGTGATTCAGACTCAGTAAATCAAGAACATAAACACGCTGCTATTTCAATAGTACAAACAGGTACAGATCCAAATGAAACAGGTTTAGCTTTTTGGACACATCCGACTGTTACTGCCGCAGATGCTCTAGGTGAAAAAATGCGTATTGAAGCAGATGGAAACGTAGGCATAGGAACTACGAGTCCTGATACATTATTTAATTTAGAAAGTGCTGCTCCAACGATTAGACTTGCACCTACTACACAAAATAATTCTTCTTCAATAGAGCTTGGTGTTTTAAATGGAGGAACTAACGGGTACGCTAAGATTGATGTCGTCAATAGCTCAGATTACGATACTAATCTACGTTTCTACACTAATGCTTCAGGTTCTACTACACAAGTAGAAAGAATGCGTATTGATTCTTCTGGTCGTGTCGGCATAAACAGAACACCCGCAATAACAAACTCAAAACTAGAAGTAGGTGGAGCAGATAACACACCTCTAATAAATGTAGAAGCAAGTGGTACAACAGGTGGAATGGGAGTCGGCAATAGTGCATTAAAGTTTTATCATGGTACTGCGGAAGCAGCGGCATTTAAAATTGGTTCAGGCTCACATGAATGCATGGGTATTGGAGGAGTTACTCCAAGGGCAGACATAACCCTAACACAACAAGGTCATGGTGATAATTGGGCAACTGGCGCACACACTACTAATGGTTATTTATATATGATAACCAGTGCTCATGCTGGTGTGTATATGATCAATGGTCAAAGCACTTGGACAAGTAATTCTGATGAAAGAATAAAAGAAAACATCACAAGTTTAGGAACAGTTTTACCTGAAATAGCAAATATCAGATGTGTTAAGTTTAATCTTGTAGGTAACTCTGAAACAAGAGTAGGCTTTATAGCACAAGACTGGGAATCAAAATCATTTAGTGAAGTTTTGAATCAAAATGAAGGTTTTGTTGTTGAAGCAGATGGCTCTGTAAAAGCAGCAGCAGAATCAGACAGTACAGATAAAGTTAAAGGAATAGCTTACACAGAAACAATACCTGTCCTTTTAAAAGCCATCCAAGAACAACAAACAATAATAGAAGATTTAAAATCTAGAATAGAAACATTAGAAGGATAAAATTATGGCAATTTCATATGCATGGGATGTAAGTACAGTTGACACTTACCCAACAAAAGACAGCAATAGTGATGTAGTACACAACGTACATTGGAGACTAACAGCAACTGATGATGCTAACAACGATGCGGATGGTAATCCACAGACTTCAGGAGTTTACGGAAGCCAAGGACTAGATACAGATAGTATCTCTAGCTTCACGGCTTTTGGAAGTCTTGATGCTGCTACAGTACAAGGTTGGGTAGAAGCAGCTTTAACTGCTGATACTGTTGCTGAAATGAAAGCAAGCTTAGATGCACAGATAGCTTTGAAGATAACACCAACAAGCGTTACCAAGACTATAGGATCATAAGTGAATGGCATTACTTCCTATTACTCCCCCAGCTGGAATCGTCAAGAACGGGACTGATTACGGAAACAAAGGCCGTTGGGTAGACGGGAATTTAGTACGTTTTGAAAATGGCTACCTAAAACCTATAGGTGGTTGGAACAAATTAAAAACAACAGCTCTTACAGGCGAACCTATTGGAATGTATGCACATTCCGATAACACAGGTAAGCCTATATTAGCTGTAGGTACAAGACAAAAAGTCTATGTACTCTACGACAATACCTGGACAGACATCACACCATCTGGTTTCGTAAACGATGCTAGTAATGATCCTTTAGGTTATGGTGCTTATCAATACGGTCAAGAAGACTATGGTGATGCTAGAAGTCAATCAGGCTTACCTTTAGATACAGGTCATTTCGCTTTTGACAACTGGGGTGAAGATTTAGTCTTTTCTTTTTCAGGTGATGGCAAGATATACAAATGGCGACCTAACTCTGGTGGTACAGCCGATACCATAGCCACAGTTGTTACCAATGCACCTGTAGGTAATCAGGCTATTATCGTAACCAATGAAAGACATCTAGTGGCTATTGGTTCTGCAAGCGATCCTAGAAAGATTGCTTGGTCTGACAGAGAAGACAGAAACAACTGGACATCTAAGGCTACTAACTCAGCGGGTGATCTACAAATCCCTACAGGCGGTAGAGCACTATACGCAGTTAAGTTTGGTGCAGATGTCATTATATTTAGTGATACAGGGATATCTAGGATGTTTTACACAGGAAACCCTTTTATATACGGTATAGCTGACGCGGGTTCTAACTGTAAAGCAGTAGGTAGAAGAGTTATTGTATCTACAGGATCATTTATGGCATGGATGGGTGAGAACTCATTCTTTGTATACGATGGACAGGTTAGAGAAATACCATGTGAAGTACACGACTATGTGTATGACAATCTAAACCAACAAGGCAGAGCTGCTAGTTGGGGTGGACACAACTCTAACTTCAACGAGATATGGTGGGGATTCCCAAGCGGTGATGGACAATACACACCGAACAAATACGTTATATGGAACTACAGAGAGAACACATGGTCTATAGGTGAATTAGATCGTGGTTGTTGGATTGATCAAGGTGTCTTTGACTTTCCTATAGCGGGTGACTCTAGTGGCTTTATATACGAACACGAATCACAGTTATTAAACAACTCTCCAAACTTAGGTACATCTGTACCTTTTGCAACGAGTGGCCCTATAGAGATTGGTAATGGCGACAGGTACGTTCAATGTAATCAAATATTACCAGATGAAGAAGCAAATACTTTACCTGGTGTAACCCTTAGTTTTAAAGGTAAGTTTACTCCGCTAGGCAGCGAAACAGACTTTGGTAGTTTTACCTTTAATAGTGATGGTTATACCGATGCAAGGTTCTCAGCACGACAGGTACAGATGACAGTTACAGGAAGCACAACACAAGACTTCCAAGTTGGTAACATTAGGTTAGATGTCAGGAATAGAGGCAAACGATAATGGACTTAGCCTCACAACGACAATACATACAACGTGCAACGAATATTAAATATTCTTTTGCAGCAACGACACAACAAACTATATACACAGCACCTAGCGGTGATGATTTTGATTTTACTATTATTAAAAGTTTTTTAGCTTGCGATCATGGTAATCAACAAACCAATTTAGACGTATCAATAACCGATACCAGTTCTAATGAGTTTTTTATATACAAACAAAAAAACATATCAGCATACGCTACAGAAGAATTACAAACCAATGCGGGAATAGTTTTGCAACAAGGTGAGATTATCAAAGCACAGGTTAATCATGCAAACATACACTTGGTACTAAGTATTATTGAATATGCAAAAGGTGACTAATATTTTAACCAAACAAGAGCCAGAATATGATTTATACAATTGGCATACAGAATGGTTGAGATGTAAACAATATATAGAAGATGCAGTCAATATTGATAATGTTGGCTATAATATAGATGATGTAGAAGAAAACATAGCTAATGGCACATTTCAATTATGGCCTGGTAAAGAGTCAGCAGTTGTAACTTTTGTTGCTCAATACCCAAAAAAAAGTATTTTAAGTATTATTTTTAGTGGTGGTAAAATGGAAGAACTTTTAGAAATGTTAAAAGAACTTGAAAATTTTGCAAAACTTCTAGGATGTTCTGAGATAAGATTAGGCGGAAGGAAGGGATGGAAAAGAGTTTTAAAGAATAAAGGTTTTAAAGAAACCAATATAATTAGTAAAAAAATAGGAAATTAATATGGCAGACCCAGCAACTATAGCAGCAGTAGTAGGATCAGCAGCAGCAGCTAAATCTGCTTTTGATCCAGAAACAGGTCAAACTCAACAGACGCAACAATTAGACCCAGCACAACAAGCTATGCTGAGAGAAGTCTACGGACAAGGTAGAACGTTAGCAGCACAACCTTTTGTACCTTACACAGGTGCAAGAGTGGCTGGTTTTTCACCTGACCAACTTAGAGCATTTGAAGCTACTCGTGGTTTGTTTGAGTCAGGTATGGGATATGATCCTATGGCTGGATTGGCTGGACTCGCACAAGCCCCTACTCCTAGCCTTTTACAAACAGACATAGGTGCATATCAATCACCTTACACACAACAAGTCATAGACACCACATTAGGTGACATAAGAAGACAACAAGACATAGCACAACGTAAAGCACAAGAAGGTGCTATTCGTGCGGGTGCGTTTGGTGGATCACGTTCAGCCATTATGGAAGCTGAAGCCACTAGACCGTATGTAGAACAAGCAGCTAGAACCGCAGCTGGATTAAGACAAGCGGGTTACGGTCAGGCTTTAGGTGCTGCTCAATCTGACTTAGAAAGACAAATGGCAACTAGAGGTTTTCAAGCGAATTTGTTTGGAAATATGTCTAATTTGCAAACTGGAAGACTTGGTTTATTAGGCGGTATGGGAGCACAACAACAAATGCTACAACAAAGAGCATTGGATGTTCCATATCAAGAGTTTGGAAGAGCGTTGTCTTACGGGCCTCAACAACTTGGTTTATTATCAGCAGCAGCGGGTCAACCTTTTCCTACTAGCAAAACAACAGGTTATCAACCATCTTCATTAGAAGGTGTATCTAGTGCTTTAAATATATTGAACCAACCGTTTATGCAAGGTTTGTTTGGTGGCTCTAGTGGTACTGGAAGTGGTACTGGATTTGGTGGTAGTGCTGGAGCTGGATTTGGTCAAGGGTTCGCATAAGGATTAATTATGGCAAACAATTCACTTAGACAATTATC